ATATTTCATCCCTATGGGGCAATAAAAAACATATACTTTACTAGAAATACATAAAGTAATAAATACTACTTGATGCTCAGGCACCACATAGGCATATATTAAGGCTCACATTAAGGCATATTTTAGAAGCGTCGTATAACCACGAGAACAAAAATGGCCGGAACCGATATTGAAAAGAAAAGCCTGGAGGCGCACGTTGAGTTATGTGCTGAAAGGTATAATAGCTTGGAAACAAAATTAAATAATCTAGAAGGTCGTATGGACAAACTAGAATCGCATCTGTTAGACATCAAAGAGAGTTTAACAGAGAAATCTGATGGTCCATATAAAACAATAATCACAATCGGAACCAGTATACTTGGCGTAATGATCGCAGGTATTATAACTCTATTAGCAACCCATTTCAAATAAAAATATGCGAATCGTAGAACTCTTAAATAACGTTACACTACCTATTACCAACGAAGAAGCAGAAGTGTTGGACTTGTTAAATGACCGCAAGGAAATACGCAAGGGTGAATTAGATGCTCGCCAACAGATTATGGCAAATCATTTGGTCAATAAGGATGTGTTATACAGAGTCAACGAAAATGGTCACATCAGCTACAAAAAAAGAATACGCTAAACAAGCACGAGACGTAATAGAACTCACCGCCAGATTCCTTGGCGAATGGACTGAACAACAAGTCCAGCATATTGCAATAACAAAACAAACCCCTTATATCTGGCCTTTAGGCAATAGCGGATATGCTATCGGAAATCAGCGTGTCCTATCAGATCACGGGTACTGGCAGTTACAAAATTCAGTACACGAAAGAGTGCACATATTCGACAACAAACTCAGTGCAATATTCTATTGCCTTTGCGAACAAAAGGGCTATACCAAGCTATCAGAATCCATCAAATCTGCAGATGCAGAAGTTATGAAGTTTAAAAACGATGTGATTCACTACGAAGCCAGTATGGAGCGGGCAATTAAATCCCGAAAATCGGATAGCATAAATATTTGGAGTGCACGATTGTTTGATGCTAGATTACGCCTTAAAACCGCGAATAATCATTTGAAGAAATCTTTAACAAGTGCTAAATATATAAAATATTGGGAATAATAACACCATGCGATTATCAGAAATGACACACCAGCCTAGAGCTAACAAAATTAACAAAGTAGTTGAAAGCCGCTTTGGATTTAAAATAGATTATGAGAACCTAACGTTCAAGAAAGCCTACACGTTAGCAAAAGGAATTACAGAGAGCCTTAACCAAGTTAAGCGTTCGCACAGTGCTCACATGATTCAACAAAATCCTAAATATATGGAATTGTTGATGGTGCGTGAAAGTTTGAATCGTTGGATGGTAGAGAATAAGCAACAACTTATTACAGAGAGTGAGATGGCCAAAGCAGAAGCAACATTGGCCGCGAAAGATATGGTTGATAGCATTCAAGACATGCTAGAGAAGATTGGTAAAATGCAGAACGAACAATTGCCTGCGCTCCTAGATACAATCCGTGACCAAATAGGTGAGCAACAAGCAGAAGCTTTCAAAGGATCTGTGACACCATTACTACAACAACTATGGCAACAACTAAGCGATGGTCGTTCAAGTGCTGACAATGCAGCACGTGCATTAACTGGCGAAGCTACCCCGGACATGAGTATGGGCGGTATGCCAGCTGGTGACATGGGCGGTATGCCTCCAGAGCCTAATGCGGCAATTCCGCAACCAGGTGGTGAAGAGGGTGATGCATTTAGTGCAACAGATGCTGCCGCAGGTGGTGCAGAGGAACTAGGCAGAGATCGTAGATAATGCGTTATAGAGAATTTGCAAGACAAATAAATGAAGGTCCTTTGGACAGTCCCGAGGACATTTCAAACTATGATGACGTAAGCTCACATGTTGAAGATGATGCTGATCATGAGTCATGGGCTACACTAGCAGATGTATTACGTAGAGTGCAGGCAAATAGTGAACACGCAAGTATCCCAAAGATTTCTGTTCCCGCTTTGGTTAATATGGTTAAAAACGCAGGCTCGGAAGCGTTCAACAAAGACATATTAGAAAAAGCCAAAAAAGTAAACAACGCAAAGGGACATCCTGCGTTGGAATATATTCAAAGTACAATTGATAAAATTGAACCCAATGATCAAGGAATTGATTATGTGTTTATTAATCCAATTGAATCGTTTGATGACGGCACCGGCGAAGGTGGTATTGAAGGTGGTGATATGACTGCTGACAAGGCCGCAAGTACAGTTAGCCAAATGGCCAAACGTGCTACCAGTTAATCAAATTTCTTGACAATACCCAATAAATAATTTATAATACTTAACTTAAGGAGAGTATCATGAAGCGTTTCCTATCACTATTCGTTTTAACATTAACACTAACTACCAGTGCTGAAGCCTGTTGTTATCGTGGCGGGTATTACCATCATGGTTATTATGGTGGCGGTGGTTGGGTAGCTCCTGCACTTATTGGTGGAGTAATTGGTTATGAGCTAGCCAGACCCCCTGTCGTAGTCGAGCAACCAGTTATTGTGCAACAACCGCAGGTAGTTGTTCAGCAACCAGTACAAGTAGCACCTCCTCCTGTGGGTTATCACTACGCACAAATGGTGAATCCACAAACCGGGCAATACCAACTAGTATTGGTGCCAAACTAAAATGAAACTACGTAAATTAAGAAAGAAACTATACAAGGCCATCTTTGAGCGTAACTTGCCCAAGGAGAAAAAAGTATGGTTTAAAATTCTTAAAAAATCAGTTAAACATAAGCACACAGAAGATATACGCTAATGGCCTATTCAGACAAAGTTATCGATCATTATGAGAACCCGCGCAACGTGGGTTCTTTCAACAAAGACGAACCGGGCGTTGGTACAGGCATGGTAGGGGCACCATCGTGCGGTGATGTGATGAAGTTACAAATTAAAGTTGTGGATGGAGTGATACAAGATGCAAAATTTAAAACGTATGGGTGCGGTAGCGCAATCGCAAGCTCAAGTCTCGTTACAGAATGGCTCAAAGGTCGAACACTTGCGGAAGCAGGATCCATATCAAATAGCACAATTGCTCAAGAGCTTGCTCTCCCCCCAGTTAAAATCCACTGTTCCATTCTTGCCGAAGATGCCATCAAGGCTGCAGTAGCAGATTATAAAGCCAAATATGATCACGCTGACTGAAGCGGCCACAAACAAAGTTAAACGATTGTTGGCTAAACGTGGTGGTGTAGGAATACGTTTATCAGTCAAAACCACAGGTTGTAGCGGACTTGCTTATGTCTTAGAATATGTAGACACTTATCAAGCAGATGAAACAATTATTAATTACGCACAAAATGACTTTGTGGTGTTAGTGGACAAGAAGTCAGATGTATATCTAAAGGGTATGACTGTAGACTATGTGCGTGAAGGATTAAATGAAGGATTTAAATTTAATAATCCCAATGAACGTGACCGTTGCGGTTGCGGTGAAAGTTTTCGAGTATGATAGTTTACAGTGACAGTCAGGTCATTGACTTAGAATGGTTGCCAAGAATTCCGCTACCACAATATACGCTAAGTCATAGCTTTGAAGAATATGTAGCCAGTAACGATCCTATAAAATTAGCGTTCACAACACATAGACTGCATTGTGATCATGACGTTAATTGTACTGCATATCAAGGCTTTGAAGATAAAATAAATCAACTCAGTAAACACAGTTTACTGGTTTTTACTTTTGAAAGCGAGCTACATAATTTTCATTGGCGTATTTGGGATCAATGCCATCATGACAACGTGTATTGGGTACTACCAGGAGCCGTAAATGATCGAGACGATATTAACAGTCATATTTTGTTTTGGGGTGATTGGTTCAAAACTACTAGTTTACTATATAAAGCGTTACCGGAAAAACTCTTAGAACTAAAGCCCTATGACACAAAGCCCCGATACTTTGATGCACTATTAGGCAGCCCTAAACCACACAGAGATTTTGTTTATAATAGTGTAAAAGATAATAATCTTTTTGATAAATTTATTATCCCTTACGGCGGACAATGGAATGACAACGAATTCTATGCCAAGGACTATTTTGTATGGGAACCGGGCGTAGAAGTAATTGGCGATCAGCAACCCGGAACTGCTGGACCAGTAATGTACTGCGGGGTATACACCGGATTAAGCAGGGTAATTCCTCTACAAGTATTCAACGATACTTACTACAGTATTATTGCAGAAACAGATCACGACAATACACTGAGTTTCTTTAGTGAAAAAACGGCCAAGCCTATGATTGCACAACGGTTGTTTGTTGCATTTACTGGATATAAATTCTTGCAAAATCTACGCAATGTTGGATTTAAAACATTTGGCGCAGTGATAGATGAAAGTTATGATTTAATACTCGATGACACTGCGCGATATACTGCAGCATTCGAACAAGTAAAATATTTGTGTAGCCAAGATCCCTTAATGATTATATCACAAATTAAAGACGTATTAGAGCACAATTACAATCATATTATGACAACTGATTGGACTCAATATTCTGCAGATCAAATACGTGACATAATCAATTCAGCCCATCGTTGATTGGCTAGATCTCCGGGGTGAAACCCGTCAGGCTGAAAACTATTCATTTCTTTGGCCATTTCATAGATACCATCTTTGTTAGCATTAGTAAATAGCCATTGTTTAAAGTCTATTTCATTAATCAAATAGTTTAATTCGGGATATTTTAGTACACCAAAGTCGCCATTTGGGCTTATATTATCCTCTCGACTCCAGTAGTTAACATAACTCATAAAAGTATAGGGGATTCCTTTATTCTTTAAAAAGTTTTGTAATTTAACTATTTCCTGTAAGTTGATTGTAGCAAGACTTAGTTCGCTACTTACTTTATACATTTCATAGAACATTTTATGTGCTACAGGATTTTTAAACCAAGTTCCCAATTGCCCACCACTAAAAATGTAGCCTAACTTGCCTCCAGGAAGCCTACGATAAAATCCATAACTATCAAATAGTTCATTCCATGCAGGATCTTCTAAACTTGTCAGATAATCTAATCTGCTGACGCCGCTCCACATTACCAAGACATGTTCGGGGATTTCTTTTAGTACTGATTGTATAACACTATCACATATGTATTGATTTCCTGCTGCGGCTTCGCCTACATTAGTGATATTGTGACCGGTTATGTATCTCGGCCAACATATATTAGGTCCACCTGGTGATTCGGGCCATTGTGTAAAACTGCATCCGCTAATTAGTATATTCATATTCTTGCCAAATAATGTTGTCGATAAGTTAGTACTAGATCCATGTCTATACTAATTTTTAGTTTTTCTGTTATATCGCCCATAAAGGTAATAAATCTTGGTTCGTCATAAAGATCAATTTGATTAATAACTAAATCTTTTAAAATTGGTTTAAAATTATCAAATTCTTTTTGGAC